TAGTATTACCTACCCCTGCAGTCATAACATCATAAATTCTCTTATCTACTCTTCTTGCTACTGCTCTCACTAAATCTCTGATATTAGTAGCCAAAATATCTACATCTGTGTCCCTAATATCTTCCATAGAGATTGTTGGCGATTCTACAAAGTATTTTTTAACATAAGAAGTCTGTCTAGTCCAACTCTGCTCAACTACCGTAGGCAGTGCTCTCTCTGCTGTGTTTTCTATTTGAGAAGCAGTTATGCCTGTTGTGTCAGGAGAGTCTAAAAACCCTGAGGTTTTTTTATACCATCTTATTTCTCTTGCTGATGTTGTTGATAAAGAGCATAATTGTTTAAATACGTTTTCTTCATCAGCAAAACCTTTAGCCAGCTTATCTATGTCTATTCCTCTTATTTCTGCCTGTCCGCTTGCATCAGCCATTATTCACTCTCCTCTTCATTTTGTTCTTCATTTTGTTCTTCATTTTTTTCTTCATTTTGTTCTTCCATTTTTAAGCTAAATTAACATTTATTGGATTTAATAAAAATTTAAAACTTTGACCATCTGTAGCTGTTTCTAAAGCCATACCTACTAGTGCCTCGCTATTAACATCTGCGTTCACTAACTCGTTCGCTGCGCCTGTGCCTGTATCTGATATTATTCCTATACCTGCTGTTACGCCTGCAGCTCCTGCATAACCTTTAAAGATTCCTCTTAAATAAACTGCGATTTTT